ACCGCGACGTACGGCGCGAGAGGCGCGGAGAGAGCACGCAGCGCGGCGAGTCGGCCGCGCAAGATCGCGCGTTGGTCGACCCGCCACTGTGCCGCGCGCTCCTCTTCGTCCGCGATCATCACTTCGGGCTTAGCTCGTTACCGCCGTGGTCGGGGTCGCCCTCGGTCACGACGTCCGGCTTGTTGTCCTCGGCGCGAGCGGTCACACCCGCAACGGTGTACGCCTCGTTCGGCCACTGGTCTGTTGCGACACCGAGATACCCCTGGTCAAGCGCCGCCTCGTACTCGGGCAGCTCAAACTCGGGTTCGGTGTCTTTCGCGCTTCCGCTCTTCGCGGTCGAGCGCTTGCTTGCCGATGCTTCCATCGTCGTGTCCCTCCTCGGTTAGGACGCCTTCGTGAGCAGGACGCCGAACGGGTAGCGCTGGGCGTCGGTCGGCTGGTCGTAGGTGAGCGTCGCCTTGACCTGCCAGCCGAAACGCGCGACGACGCGCATCGCAACCATGTCCTGCTGCGCGAGGTTGAACTGGATCGCGCCGGTGCCGTCCTGAATGACGGCCTGGTCGAGAATCTTGTACGTGATGTCCTGCCGCACGCCCAAGATGCCTTCCGTGAAGTCACCGACGATCGCCTCGGGCTTCGATAGCCCGGACGGCCAGAGGCCGCGCAGCGGATAGGTGACCGTGACGCCGTAGACCTCGTTCGTCGGGTTCGTCCCCGGCGAGCTAGACGGCGTATCCGCGAGCTGCTCGCCGGTCGTCGCGCGAGCCTGCCGCAGGGCGCCGCGCAACTTGCGATGCGCGACCATGCCGTTGACGTCGTAGCCGTCAGCCTCGACCGTCGTAAAGACGTCCGAGATGTCACCGACGATGCCGCCGTGCGCCTGATCGTTCGTCCCTTCGGTCGCGACGTTCCCCGCGGCCGCGGCCGACGTAGCGATGTCGACCGGCCAGGACGCGGGCTTGCCGATCCCGAAGAACACGGCCGCGTCGAGGCACCGTCCGATCGCCTCTTCCAAGAGCGGGCTGACTTGGCCCCAGACGTCGAACGCCGTATCGTCCAGCACCGTCTCGGGGATCGGCACGATGGCGGCGATTTCTTCGGCGTTGAGGTACTTGTTCGCCCAGTCCGCTTCGGTCGTCTGCTTCAAGCCCGTGTCGCTCGGGTTGATGAAGTACGCGACCGGCAGCGCGGCGATGACGGGCATCCGCTGCTGGGCGCGCGACATCGGGACGTGGCGAAAGAGCTGTAGCGCCGCCGACTGCTGCGCGACGTGCCCGATGATCCCCGCAGCGACCTCCTCGGGGATTAGGGCGGCAGCATCCGACCGGCTGATGACGTTGTTGTAGACAGGTGACACCGTTGACTCCTCTGAGCTAAGGCGCTAGCCGCGACCTGCTGCTTCGCGAATTCGCGCGTTCATGTCGTCCTGTGTACGGGCGGGAGTCACGCCGCCGCGACCGGCTCCGAGCCGACCGTCCGCGGGCGCCGTCAAGTCGAGGAGGCGTTTCGCGTCCGCGCGCATTCCGCGGTCGTCGTCGCCCTGGATGCGGTCGGCTAGCTCCAACGGCAGGCCGACCTCTTCCGCGATGCGAAGCCGAGCGCCGGTGCGTTCCAGTTCCGCCACGCGAGCTTCGGCGGCTTCCGCGCGCTGCGTCTCGCGTTGCAGTTGGTTTCGCGTGCGCTCGACTTCCGACTTGCCCGCGTCCTCTAGCTCCGCGAGCTTCGCCGTCAACTCCTTGACGCGTTCCCGTTCCGCTGTCAGAGCACGTACGCCTGCATCGCGCAGCTCGTCGTCGCTCTTGCCTTCGTCCGGCTTCGCGGGCGTCGCACCGCGCGAAGTTGTGTCAGGCGTCGCACCTGACGTCGTGGTGGTGTCACCGTTAGGCGTCGCGCCGTCCGGTGTGTCGTCGTCGGCCATCTAGGAAGCTCCTCTACGGTTGTGGCGGTGGTACGGAGGTCGGCGGGACAGCCGCGGTAGCGGTCGGCTCGACCGGCCCTAGTTCGCCGCTCGGCGGCAACGTGATCCGCTCGGTGACCTGCGCGCCCTCGGGCAGCGTCGTCCCCTGCTGCTTGTCCTGCTCCTCCTTGAGCTGCGCCCACCGCGCGATCTGTTGCGGCGTCGCGCCGACGTACTCCCAGAGCGCGACCTCGGGGACGCCGATCGTGGAGAGCTTCGTCGCGGCGTCGACCGTCTCCGCTTGCGAGCGCGTCTCAGGGTTGCGCCAAATGACTTCGCAGCTCTCGTCCTCGGCGCGCTTCATATCGCCCTCGATCGCGAACGCGAGCCGTATCGCCTGCTCCCACGCCTCTCCGAACACGCGCATCTTGCGGCGCACCTTCGATACGAGTCCCGTCTCGGACGCCTTGAGCGACTCGCCGGACGGCCACTGGCCCATCCCTGCCGTGAGGTAGTGCGGCGGCGTCCGCGTCTGCGCGGCTAGGTGCTGGATCAGGTTCTCGATCGCCTGCACGTAGTTGTTCAGGTCGGTGACGTCGAACGTCCCGAAGTTGGCGGCATCGTTCTCGCTCGCCCAGATTCGGTCGACCGCGGCCACCCAGCCGTTCGTCATCCGCTGGCCCGTCTCGGGGTCGACGCCGGGGATTTCGATGCCCGTCGCCCAGCGCTGGCGGAACGCCGCAAACTCGGACGCGACGAGCATGTCGGAGACGAGCTTGTTCACCGCGTCCTGCAGCGGGATCACGTTCGCGAGGTCTGAGCGTCCCTGCCGGTCGAGTAGGCCGGGGTTGTTCGCGAGCGGGATCAGCGGGACGACGCCGAGCGGGTTACCGCCGCTCCCTTCGCCGTCGACGTTCCAGCGCGACGTCGCGCCCGCGTTCGGATCGCGTACGTACCAGCGAACCTCCTCGGGCGTGTAGACGATGCAGCGCTCGACCTCCTCCTCGTCATCGACCCAGCAGCGGAGTCCGGCGATCCGTCGCGACGGCTGCGCCGGATCGAGGAGCACGATCGCCTGTTGCGCCGGTACGACCTGGATCAGCGCGGACGCCGGGTCGTCGGGATCGGGTCCGACGTCGAGGTAGCTCGCGCCGAGCTTGATCGCCTCGACGTGCGCCATATCCGACTGCGCGTCCATGCCGCAGCGCTGCCAGATAGTCCACGCGTCGTCGTCGCCCTGCTCGGGGTCCGAGCCGGTCAGGCGGAAGCCCTCGACCTGCAGGCGCTCCGCGCTCGCGTCGACCACGATGCCGCACCAGTTGTCAGCGAATTCGCGGAAGAGCGTCCCGAACGCCTCGCGGAATTTCGAAGAGGCGAACGCGAGCCGCTGCTTGCCGTCGTAGTAGTCGGTGAAGAGGCCGAGCGCCTTCTGCCTCGCCGCGAGCGCCGCGGAGAGCTTCACCTGCAGGTCGTCTATCGACGCGCTCGGTACGGTCGCCATCAGTAGGTCACCAGCCGTTTCGACTTGTTGCCGCCCGCCGCGATCGCGTCGCAGCGAGCCTCATAAGCGAGCACCGACGCAACCGCGAGGTCGATGCGCTCACCTGCCGTCGCCTTGTCGAGCCAGTAGCCGCCGCGAACCTCGCGGACCTGCGCGTTCAAGATGTGTCGTGTGAGGTCGTCGCTGACCGTGTGCGGGACGCGCCCCGCTACGACGTCCGTGCGGAACCGTTCGGCGGCGCCCATAAAGCGCGAGCGGTTCGTCGGGTAACGCATCACCGACGTCTCTCCGAATTCGCGCGCCCAGCCGTCTATCTCGGTCTGCCAGAGCGGCGGGTCGAAGTAGCCGCGGACGACCTTGTACGTCTGCATCGCGACGGCGATAGCGCGGTCGACCTCGCCCGCGGGAACCTCCCACGCCCCTGCCCCTCGCGGCGCCTCCCAGAGGTTCAGCGGCATTACGAGGCCGTCATCGAGACGGCAGGCGACGAGGCCGGTCGCGTCGTTGTAGCGCGACCCGTCGAAGCCGAGCGCGACACGATCCCCTGGCGCGATCGCCTCCTCGACTTCCGACTCGCGCCAGTCCGCCGCGCGAATCCACCACGCGTCCCCGGACGTCCAGATGCCGCAGGCGAAGCGCATCCACTGCCAGGGGAGCATCGACGGCGAGTCATGCCGCGCCGCGAGCTGCTCGACCGTCTGCCAGCTCGCGGGGTTCACCTGCTTGACGAGCTGCAGGTCGTCCGTGTCGTCGCCCGCGTCGAGCGACCACTCATGCAGCGCGAACGTCTTATCGGCCGCGCGCGCGTAGACGTACTTCCCGGTCTGCGTCGTCGGGAGCTTCCGCGCCGCGTTCCGCATCACGCCTAGCGGCGAATTCTCCGAGTCACCTGCCGCGCTGATCCCGAAGAGCTGCCCGCCGCGCGGGCCGAGTCCGTCGCGAAAAACGCCGTACAGGTCAGCCTTCTTGTGCCGACCCAGCTCGTCTACGAGCGCGAGCGTCGGGATCACGCCGTCAGCCGTGTCGACGTCGGCCGCGAGGACGCGGATACGGCCCGAGTCGCGCGACGACCGGATATGCCGGTAGCCCGCCTTGAGCACGACACGCGCCTGCAGCCCTTCCGACCGGCGCACGAAACCCGCCGCCTGGTCGAAAAGAATCGTCGCCTGGTCGCGCGAGGCGGCGCCGATCACGCATTCCGCGGACGGCGTGACGATCAGGTGGTACAGCGCGAGCGCGGCGAGCAGCGTCGTCTTGCCGTTTTTC